GCAGGCGCCCTTGCGGCCGGCTTCGCTGGCGGCGCTGCCGGCTTAGGCATGATCATCGGTTGCCGGCCAGCATCTTGGCTTGGCAAAACAGATTGACCCGTGACCGGGTCAATGGCCTGCACCGCGTTGGCGATCGCTTCAGCATGATCGGCTGCGCGGCGTTTCTTTTCTTCTTCGATGTCGAGATTTTCAGACAGGAAGCTGCGGCGCTTTAACTCTTCCACAGACGTTTGCCAGCTCAGTAATCCGTCCTCATGGCATTTCAGCACGTTCGTGATGTCGGTATCGTCGCCGAGCTCGACCCCGAAGTCGGTATAGATGTCCACTTCCGGTTCTTGGGCGCCGATGTTGAGCCACATCCCGGTGTAGACAAATGCCTGCTCCAAAGCATCCTTGAGCGCGAGCGCCCATGCCTGCAACTGCGACTGCGCCTTCATCGCGACGTTCGCCGTCGTGATCACGGTCAGATTTGTCTGCGTCAGCGGCGCCATTCCGAGATCGCGAATGTTCTTTTGCGTCGCCTCGAGCTCCTGGATCAACGTCTTCAGCGATTCCGAGCTTGGCTCAATCGATTTCCACTCGCCATGATTGCCATTTGAATCCGGCGGCGCGAACAGCACCGCGCGCGGACCGACCGGAACACGGATCGCCGCGCCATTTTCACCCGGCGCTTTGCCGCTGATGCCGTTTCCGGCGAGCATCGGATAGCAGGTCTGTTCCAGAATCGATTTGAGGTTTGATTCTTGCTGATACTCCTCGATCTGCAGGTAAGCGATGTCGCGCAGAGGCGGCCGTACCCGCCACGATGAGCCGATGCGCTTGCCAGCCATGAATGGCACTAAGGCAATCACGCCGATCGAGACGGGCGATGGGCCTTCAATCGACACCCAGACAAACGTTTTCGCCTGCGGATCGACGATCTTTTCGAAAACTTCATAGGTTGCCGGCGCGTAACTACCAGGTCCAAGCCTGACCCGATTGTAAACCCGCACCTGGCACCTGGTCGTCTCATCCCAGCCATCCCGCTCAGTTACGTCCTCTTTGATGCGAACGTGAATGAAGCTTTCCTTGCCATCGATCATGTCGGAGTAGGCGGCGATCAAGCGCTCAGCTGGGATGTGAACCCAATATGGCCTTAAGCCCGCGGTTTTTTCTTCCGCGATAGATCGTACCTTGCCGTCTCCCGGTAACGGCGCCTTAGTATAATCGACTAGGATCCAGTCGAGGCCCTTGTCCAGCCCATGCTGGAAGGTTGTCGAAGCAAATACATGGAAGTTATTGTCTTGCCCGTCGATATCCTCGCACAGGTCAACGAACGGTTGCGGTGCGTCCTCCTCTAATTTTGCTTCACGCCCAAACGGCTTTGACGCCAGATTGCGGCTCACATCGAGATAGATGTTGGTGAACGGCGCGAACCTGCGTCGAAGCCGATAGTCCTCAACACTCTCATTCGTCATCCTGGGCAGGTACAGCTCGCCAGCCGCCCGCATTGTCTCCGCGCCGCCATTGATGCACTCAACCATATTCCAATAGTCTATCATCGCCTTATAGTCAGACGATGGATTGTCGGGTCCTTTCTGCGGATCGGGCGCGCCCACATATAAATCGGCCATGCGCTATCTTCCGTATGAACCGAAGAGTGGTTGCGGCGCCGCGCGGCGGATGCCCTCGACCGCGTACCTCAATGAATCGATGGTGTGGTTCTTTTTGTCAGCCAGTTTCGGCAGAACCTCGTCCGTCTTCTGGTCAACCTCGTAGGAATACATCGTCAGCTCATCGATGACGTTCTTGCAGCGCGGATGCACGACGATGTCGAAAGACTTTAGAAATTCGACACCTTCCTCGATCGAACCCGGTCCCTTGACCGCTGGATTGATCTGGAAGCCATGCCGGTGCATGTAGCTGATCGACTGCGGGTTGGCGCTGTCGGCAATGATCGGCCATTTGGCCGCCCCCGGAATGCCTGGCCATCCCTTGGGATTGACCCAACGCGGTGGCTTCTGAATATCCCCACCAGCGAATAGCGCCGGGGCATGATCGATCTCGCAGCCGACCTGCCAAGCCTCATAATCTACGAACAGGGTGCGGCCTTTGATCCAGCATCGCACCAAGACAGTAGGGTCTACGGAGAATCCCCAATCCGCGCCGAAATAAAATCTGTCGACGTTGTCCGGCGTCTCGAAGCGTTCGATTCTCCAGTTGCGGAAGACCCGCGCTTCCGAGTTACGCTGGTACTCGCCGAGCCAGATATGGGCATACTTCTCTGGGTCGCGCCGCTTATCGCGCTCCATGTCCTCCCGGAGCTCATCAGGGAACCATGGATTATCGTAATAGTTGGACTTAACATGAACGAAGTGCGGATCGTCAGCATTCTCCCGAAATAGCCGGTCGACCGGGTCGTCGGGAAAGTTCGGATTCCAGCTGAACCATAATTCCGAGCCCGGCGCCCGAATGGTTGGGGTAAGCAGATCCAGAGAGCGCTGCGTGATGTCTTGCGCTTCGTCGACAAAAGCTCGGGTAAAACCTTCGAGTGATTTAATGGTTTTTGCAGTGTGGTTCTGCAGGCCCCTGAAAATCATCAGGCTACCGCGAGGCCCGATGATCTCCTGGTCGGTGACGCGGAACAGTTTCTCGACGCCAAGCTGAGCGATCTTATCTTCGACGATCTGCTTATCCGAGTCCTTGATCGAATTCTGGACCTCGCGAAGGCATAGGCAGTGGTGGCCCTCAAGCATATCCTCAACAAGGGCCTCGCAGAAGAAATGCGATTTAGCCCCACCGCGTCCGCCGCTAGCGCCCTTGTATCGCTTGGGCTTCAATAATGGTTGGAAGACCCTGGCGGTTTGGATCTGAAGAACTGTCAACGATCACGCGCTCGATTTTGGTGATGACTATTTCAAGAGGGTTCATTTCCACGAGGGATCGGTCAGTCTCGCCGAGCCAGTGCTTGCGCAAATGGATGGTCATGTTGACCGCGCTAGAGCCGTGGCCGTTTGCATGCCGCATCGAAAGCCGCTTGAGATTGAGGTTGCCCTTCAGCTTTCCGTTTTCATAGGCAAGCAGAAATTCCGGATCCTTTAGTCGTTTGATGATGGTTCGCCTCGTGCAACCGAATACCGCAGCAACCTCTTCCTGTGTTGCATGTATCATCCCGAGCGCTTCAAGTTGATGCAGGTCGATCTCTACTGGCGGACGGCCTTTGCGTGCTGGTTCTTTCTTTCTCGCCATAGCAGAAGCTCGTTTCCTCCCTTGGAAATCAAAAAAGCGTATGAAAGACGGGCACTTTCTGATATTCTGTTAACAAACATTCAACCCAGAAAGCGCGCGCCGATGCTTACCAAACAACAATTCGCCGACGGTCTTTCCAACATTAGAAAAGGCATCCCAACGATCAACGCCGACGGCGTGTCGATTGCTGGCTGCAATTACATCTACGCGCCGAAAGGTCAGGCCCTCGAATACTCCGCACTCGCGGCAAACCCCTATCGAGGATGCGGTCACGGCTGCGCCTATTGCTATGTGCCGCTGATCACCAAACAGGAACGCAAGGAATTCGACGCCGGCGCTATGCCGCGCCGTGATTATGTGGCATCGCTCAAAAAGGACGCCGCCAAATATCAGGCCGCTGGCATCACCGAGCAGGTCATGTTGAGCTTCACAACGGATATTTATAATCCGTACAACATGACGCTGACACGGCCGGCGCTCGAAACGCTTATCGAGTACGGGTTCGGCATCTGCCCGCTAACCAAGGGCGGTGCTCGCGCGCTTCGCGATATCGACCTATTCCGTCCGACGCGCGACGCCTTCGCGTCGACGCTGACCAGCCTCGACGATCGTTTCTCGAAAAAGTGGGAACGCAACGCGGCTCTGCCAGGTGACCGTATCGCTGTCCTTAAGCGGTTTCACGAACGAGGCATCTTCACTTGGGTGAGCCTTGAGCCAACCATTGACGTAGAGGCAAGTCTCTCGATTGTCGATGCAACACATGAGTTTGTTGACCTCTATAAAGTTGGTCGAGCAAATTATGTAGCGGAGATCACCCGCACCACGGACTGGGAGGACTACACGCACCGCATGGTCGACAAGCTGCAGCACCTCGGCAAAGCACATTATATCAAAAAAGATTTGCAGCCGTACCTCGAGCCCGGCTACCATAATCCGCTGCGCGTCCCACAGCATCATTGAAGACAGCAAGCACCATTGAAAAGGAACCAGGTCATGGATTTTGCACGTCGATTCAGGAAGGCTCGCTCAATTATCGATCCGGCATATCGCATGCGGCAGAAGTACGAGGCCGAAATCTCGTACTGGCAGGGTGAGCTTAAACACCTTGATCGCTGGTTCAACCACCGCGATACCGATTGGTGGGGCATCGAGCCGCCCACCAAGCCGTTGAACCTTTCGAACAATTGGATTGTTAATGCCGTGCTGACGATGCATGCATTGCGTCCTAGTTATCACGAAGAACTCAAACTCGAACGCAATCATTTTACGGACCGCCGCATTCTTGAAGTTGGCAACGGCCCGCTTGCTCCAATTCTTCAATTTGATAATTGCGAACGACACGGCGTCGATCCGCTCAACAACACCTATATGCAGGCCGGTTGGCCGCTATTTGAATACGACGCCAAGTTCTTGAGCCTTGGCGCAGAGAAATTGCCCTATCCCGACGGCTATTTTGATGCCGTCATTTCAGTGAACGCGCTCGATCACGTTGACGACTTCAGCCGTGTTGCCTCCGAAATGCAGCGCGTTCTCAAGCCGGGTGGCGAGGTCCGCTTTGAAGTCGAGTATCATCGGCCGACGACCACAGAACCGCTTGAACTCGATGACGATAGGGTTCGCGCCGCTTTCGACAGGTGCGACATGAACGTCGTCATCAACCGTTCTGGCCGCGAAATGTTTACCGAAATGGCGAAGCGTTATAATCTGCTGCAGAATCAATTTGAGCGATTTGATGAAGAGAGATTCGTGACCTGGAGCGGCGCTAAATCTGCTTGAGCACCAACAATCGCGCCGGAGATAGCAATGGAAATCCCGATGAAAATGTACTGGATGGGCGAGGATGTCGAGGACCTGCCGCGCGAAAAGCTGGTTGAGATAATCCACCATTTGCATGAGCAGGTCGAATCTACGCGCTCGATTCTTCGTGCGACTATAGATATCAATCGAGCTGGGCTAGAGGCTCGGCAGCGACTCTAACCGTTCCCTTTGAGCATCAGTGAGGTAAACGAATGGCCTACGATTTTTCCAAGCCAGAAACTCAAAAGTTACTCGATGCGGAGGTTCGCAAGAGAATGGAGCCGCCCTTCAGCATGTCACGCGAACAGGCCGAGATGCTGGTGGCCGCGCTCATGAGCCCCTACTCAGCCACGGCCCCGAAGGACTAAGCCTATATACCTCATCGACATCCCGGTCTTGCCGTCGGCTCGCCACTGCTTTGCAATTCCGCAATTCATCCGCCGCGCGAGACCCGCGATGGCGCGGTCGATCACCGCGTCCTGCTTTTTGCCGAGCCCGACGATGCCGGAGCGCAAGCCGGTCAGCACCGCTATCGCCTCCGGCACGATGTTCGATTTGTAGGCGAAGCCGGCGCCCTCGGTCAGGATCAGGCCGATCTGTTCACCGGGCGCAACCCGGCGACGATCGGCCAGGATCACGGCCTGGACCCATGGCGAGCCATAGCTGTCGAGATCGAAGATATTGAACTCTGCCAGATTGATCGCGCGCATCACCCGACGATTGTCGGCGCAGAACATCAGACGGCTATCGCGTTGCGGCTTTAGATCGCAACCGGTGTAACGGTCGGCATCTTTCCAGACCTCGGAGAACATCTTGCCGCTTCCGGCGAAGGCATCGAACACCGCGGCCTCGGCGCCGATCGCCGCCAGCACATTGCGGCGAATCGCGACCTTGGCCTTGAACGCCTGCGGGTTGTTATCTGTCTTGACGCCGATACCCTTGGAGGACATGCTTTAAAACTGCCACTGGAGACGAACCATGGAGTATTACCAAGTCATGGATAACAGCCCGATCCCAAACGCAAAGCTTCGCGCCGAATACACCTGCGGCAACCCGCCGAAGCTGCTTGGCTTCCACGTCATCGTGGACGGCAAGACCATCGCGGTGATACCGGCCGACGAGGTCGAAAAATTCACGGCACGATCTGAAACCGAAGATGGATGGGAGCGCTTTGGCTCCGCGCCATAGGAGCAAGACATGATCTGGAAATTTGACCGAGCCGAACCGCTGACGTTGGAAGAATATCACTTCTGGATGACGCATCCCCTGCCATTTGGCTGGGCGATATTATCTGCGCCGGCCTAGACCAGCTCGACGTTGGCCGCCTTCTTGCCGTTGCCCTTTTTCGAGCTAGAGTCGACGAGTTCATACGAAACGTGCTGATCGGCAAGCAGGACGGTTAGGGAGCGCCCTAGATCCGTGCGATGCACGAAGACCTCTTCGCTCATATCGTCCGGCTGCAAAAAACCGTAACCCTTGTCTTCAGCCCAGAATTTGACTTTCCCTGTCGCTCTCACCGATCGGCTCCTGATACATTTTACGTTTCGCAGCAGATAATTTCGCTCTGACCTCTGGGGTCATGCGAGCCTTGGCAGCAATTCTCATTTTTGCGCGGGTCTCGTCGCTGATTACGCGACGCTTATTGGCCTCAGAAATCGCAGCTCGATGTTCGGCTGAACGCTTCTTGCCCTTGGAGGCTGCACTCAAAACAGCGCGCTGCTGGTCGGTGTAGGTGCGCCGCTTCTGGCCAGCCTTCATGTTGGCTAGATATTGCGGCGACCTGGGCCGCTTGTTACGTTCGACCGTTTTTTGGATCGACAGGGCTGATACAGGGTGACCAAGTTGCCGCAACGCGTTCTCTGCACACCTCTGAGCTGAATGCTTTCTTCCGAGATGTTTGGCTCGAATGTTTTCTTTGTAAGCCTCGGATCGCTTCTTGCCCTTATTGCCATTGCTGATCTTGTCTCTGATCGATGGCGGATAGCTACGACCGCCAGTCCCGCCAGACAGAAGATTCCATCCAATGGCTGGCTCGGGTCGGAGCCTGCTTTCTTCGGCTATGCATTCCACCCAAGTACCGGTAAACAGAACCACCACCTCAAAATCGGAGAAGCGGCGACGGTGTTCGGTCACACGACGGGCGAGCGCCTTCGTGATGCCGACATATCCGTGTAGGAAAGGATCGGTGCATCTGCTGTCAAACAGCCAATAAACGACACATCTGTGCATCTTGGAATTGTATCACAAAACCCTTGCCTGATCCTCATGCCTGAAAAAGAAAGCGACCCGCCCGGGAGGTGGACGGGCCGCAGTTTGCGCAGCCTTTCGCCGCGTGCGTTTTAAGCCGTGCGGGTATCCCCATCACAGATGGGGGACCTGATCTGTGGCAGGTAGCTGCGCTAACTGAATCTGACTGTACCGATGTCCCTACGGCCTCGAGGCAACGGGATCGACGGTCCTAACTCCGTTCCCGCTGATGCGTTAGGCTTACCTATCAGTCAGAACCACTAATTAGTTGCCGCTGTTTACGCCGGGCCCTAGCGGGTTCGTTCCGGACGAGGGCAAAGGGACAAGTCCCACACCGCGCGGCGCTCCCCTCGGGTATCTCTGCTTTAGCCTAAACTGATCGTGCCCTGTTCGACGGTGACGCCGCTGTAGGGCTTCATCGCCTCCTGCAATGCCTTCAAGGCATGCGCCTGTTGCGCGAGCGGGCCGCGCACGCTGATGCAGAATTCATCGTCGACCGGCCCGGTTTCGATCTCCTTGACCTCGAGATCGTCAGGCTCGGTCAGCAGCTTGTTCAGTTCGTTCGGCGAGAAGCCGAGGCCAATTGCGTCCTCGCCTTCGTTCTGCAGCTCGCCGAGGATGTCGCGCAGGATGTCATCGTCCCACTGCGAGTTTTCTGGAATGCGGTTGAGCGCGAGGCCGAGCGCCTTGTAGGCGCTCTCTGACAGGCCGTCGACGACGCGAACCTCGACGTTGCGGCTACCAGGAAACGGTGCGGCCTGATCAACACGTTTCAACGCCTCGAGTCTGGCGTGGCCGGCGATGAGCCGGCCGTCCGGCCGGATTGCGATTTTCTCAACGAAGCCGAAGCGTTCTATCGACTGCACGATCTGGGAGATCTGCGCTTCGGAGTGGCGGCGCGCATTGCGCTGATCGGCAGTGAGCTCGGATACCTTGCGTAACTCGTCAGTGATGACGGGTGCGCCGGTTGCAGGTTTGGACTGTTTAGCCATCAAGTGCACCGTTTAGTCTGGCCTCGGAGCCGTCGGATCATCGCCCGGCTTGCAGGGCCGAATCGCTGTTCGCATCCATTCTCGAGCTTTGACGCGACGAAATTCGTCTGACAGTACGATGGTGGTCATCCCATAAGCCACGATCATTTCCATGAACGTTTGCGGCAGTGGCCGAGGATGGTTCTTGACGATGGCGAAGGTGATACCCTCCAAGCCACGCAGGTGGTTCGGTTCATTGACGGCGACCAGCCCATGGAAGCCTGGCGCGAGACTAGCGCCATCGAGCAGCGCACGCACGGCGGCAGCCTGCCCCGAAAAACAGTAAAGCTTATTCCTCATGATCGATCGCTTGTTCATGAAAGCGCTGGATAGCGTCGAATGCCGTCATGGTTGCGCTGGTCCAAAAACTAAACACCGCGAGCGTGACCCTGACTTCGATAGCGGCCGGCGCTAGCAGCGGTTGCTCGCGCGCCTTGCGCCGTTCAGCCAGATTGATGATGTCGGCCATGATTTAGTCTGACCAATTCAGGTGCTGCTGTTCTATCTCTTCCCAGCTGGCGTTGCCGGGATTGTCGAGATCGAACAGCGTAATCTCGCCGTAGATGCCCTCGTTGTCGCAGGTGCCGGCCATGCCGATCCGATGGCGCTCGCAGAGCGCGGCGACCTCGGCCTTGAAGGCCTCAATGCGTTCGCGTTCCATCGTCATCTCTGCAGCTTGCAATCGTAGCTGCGACGGATCGGCTGCAGCTTGCGATAATAATTGACGCAGATCGGGCCGCCGTGCAGCGGCATCACCGCTTCGTGCCTGTTCTCGATCTTGCCGGCGCGCGCCAGACGTTCCAGCGCGTAGGCGATCGCGGCGCATTCGCCGCGGTTATCTAGCAGCCGATGCACCGCGCCAGGCGTGCTCCATTCATCTTTGAGATAGCTGGCGATCACTTCATCTTTGAATCGCTTGTGCATGATGACCTCGCGATCATTCGCGCATCTCGCGCTGGCAGTCGGCAATCTTGGCCTCAATGATGGCCAGCGCCGCCGCGATGATGGCCGGATCCGTTGGATTGGACTGATCAGATAGCGCGCGTCGCGACGCCTGAAGATTGGCTAGCTCGAGCGCATAATCTTTCTCAAACATCAATCACCTAACAACATGGTAGCAGCTGCGCAGACAGCGAGCGCCGCCACAAACGTGAGACAGAACAGCAGCGGTAGCATCATGACGCTGGCTTCGGGTGTTCATTTTTCTGATGGATGGTCAGCTTCCAGAACGCATTGGTGCGGCAGCAGACCCATTTCTCGCCTTCGCGATCGACGGCGGCGGAATCGGCGTCATCACCCCAATTGAACACGCGCTTGCATTGCGGGCAGATGTACGGCTGCATCGGAGACCTCCGATCAGGCGAGTTTATTTCTAAACAGGACCGTCGCGCACCGAGCCATCTTGCGTAGTCAGCGCGTCTATTTCAGGCCTGAACTCGTGTACGGTATAGGGATCTTCACCTGGTCCGTGACACGGAGCAAAAGGCCTGATCTGGTCGGGACCGAACCTGAGACTCTCGCCCAGTTCATGGTTCATCGTGCGGATGCATTGTTCAAAAATCCAGCGCCGCCAGCTCTGCTCGTTGTAGGTCGTGATCGGCACCGGGTGAATATGATTGACGACAAAACGCTTGGAGTGGTCATAGTTGTGGACGCCATCGATCTGGATAATGAGGCGCATCGCCCCATCTTCGTTTTTCAGAAAGAATGACCATCCCGGCTTGCATTTGGTCTCCTCGACGACTCGCTCGAGAATGTCGAAGGTGTTTTCTGGCATCTCAGATCTTAGCTCCGTCGGAACATCATATAGCTTGGCGCAATGTCTGAGCGCCGCAGCCGCCGCCTCGATAATTTCTCCGGTCTCCAGCAACCATTTCCGGCCGCGCGGATCGACCCAATATTGTGGTTTTTCCAGAATGCTGGCATAGGTCAGCATAGTTTCCGGCGACGGTAGCTCATCCACTAGAACAAGCCCCACGGCCTCTTGTACGCCAGGAAGCGGTCGATGGCCCGAATGGCCAGCCATGACGGTGCGACCCTGTCGAACCCCATCACCCAATGGCCGTACACGCCGGACGTCGGGAAGAACAGCTCCTTGAGCGCGTGGCTTCTTCCTTCGCCAACGTACTTCATCGGATTGGAAAATCCCATAACCCGCGACATGCATCCGCCGATGCAATCATGTGAATTGGCCATCTTGACCTTGATCTTGCCCTCCGCGAGCAGCCCCTTGACCTCGAGCAGCGCGGCATATTCGTCAGCCTTGATATCCGGGCGCAGTCTCTGCAGCATGATTCAACTCCCTTTTATCGCGGTCCATCCTCTAGCGCAGCCGCTGCCAAATCACTCGGTTCAAAATCTAGCCGCGCGATGCCCGAGATGTCGTACTGCGCGATCACCGAGCGCACGACATCCTCGATGTCGGCACAACTGGCAAACCTGCCGGGATTCCAGCTGCGCGCTGAGCCAAACTGCTCACTGATCTCGGCAGTGATGGTTTTTACCTGATCTTCCAGAACGACGGTCATGTTGAAACGACCTCCTGCAGGGACGACCGCGGGCCAATCGCTGGCGAAGCCGGCTGCGCTACGATGCAGTTTTTCTTCGCCCAGATAATCATCCCGGGCGAGATGCCCCTTGCCACCGCCATCGCGATAATCTGGTCGTCGGTCAAGCCGATGGCGCGCGCCGCGGTCACGATCGGGCAATACTTCTTCCCAAGCCGAATGTCGAATTGCGCCGGGGTTTCCGGTGGAAGCGCGCTGGCGACGAGAACAAGATCCGCCGCCAGCAGCAACGCCCCTGCAATGGTCAAGCCATTAACGTCCGGAACGAACGCTCTGCCATGATTTCGTCAGCCCACTTTTCAACTTCGCTGGCAGGAACTCCATAGCGATCGTTGTCGAGCCGGTGACCATGCAGAGTTAACGCACGTAATGTGGTACCAAATTCATCATGAACGAATAGGCCCCCACAACCATCAGACCGAAACAGGTCTCTTGCCTGCTCCACCATCGTCTCACGGTCTTGGCCGGTGATTTTTGCAAACGTGTGGTTGCTGAACATGAACCATATCGAAAGCATTATTATTAACCTCCCGCCGCCGCGCCGATCAAACGACCGCCCGGTCGTTGAGCATCCAGTAGAGAAACAGCCCGGCTGTTACCAGCCAGCAAGCCCAAAGCGACCACTCGCCAACGAATGGCGCCATCGAGCGATCAGTCGCATCCGACATCATGTTCGCGAACATGACGAAGGCGGTCCAGAGGATCGACAGGCCAAGTGCGAGGATTGCCAGGTTAAGCATGGGAACACCTCCG